TACCTCGCGTGGATGGACCTTGGCCCCCAGTTCGTCCAGAACTACATCGATTGGCGGCGTAGTTCTGGTTGGGAGCTGTGGGACCCCTACCTGGAGAACGGCACGCAGACTGTCGCTGTCGAGCTCCCGATCGACATCCCGATCGGGGGATGGACGATGAAGGGCTCTGTAGACCGCGTGTTTGTGTACCCCGGAAGCGGGGCACTAGTGGTGGTAGACCTGAAGACCGGCAGTCGGATGCCGGAGAATGAGGACCAGCTCGGTACCTACGCGGTGGGCATCCACGAGCAGTATGGCGCGCGGCCGAACTTCGGTGCCTACTTCAACCCTCGGCTGAACAAGCTCAGCGAGATCTATAATTTGTCCACCTACACTCTTGACTACATGGGTCGTCTTGGTGTACAGTTGAAGACAGCAGTACAGAACAAGGTGTTTCTGCCCCACAAGACCAACCTGTGCAACTACTGCCCTGTCAACCAGGGCTGTGAGGCCTTCGGTGGGGCGGACGCCCACCTCTACCTGATAGAGAAGGTGCTCGGTGGCAGTTAAGTTTCATGAAGAACTCTTTCGTGTGTGGCTTCGCGCCAGGCGGGATGAGTGGAACGCGTTCAAGCGTGATGAAGGGTCTATGATGACCTTCTCGGAGTACCTGGCGGCACGAGAGACCTACCTGAGGGAGGTTAACGGTGGCTAAGTTCAACGCCTGTATCGGTATTGGCTTCGCCACCGCCACCCAGCGGATTGAGTTTGAAGTGGACGATGAAGACCTGGAAGGTCTGTCCTCGGACGATCGAGAGGAATACCTCTACCGAGAGGCAGAGGAAGTCATCAACAGCTACGGAATTGTTGAGATTTACTACGAGGAGATTGACTAATGGCTAACATCGTTTACCGTCTGCCTGGCAAGGAGCAGTACAGCTACGCGGAGGTCACGTTCAACACGGATGACCTTGAGTACGCCGACCCGGCGGCTCGCCTGGAAGTCCTCCAGGGCGCTCTGACGGACCTGGGGCTGGTTTACCCTGAGGCAGCCGCTCGTCCGGCTCCTGCGGCTGCTACTGGCCCGCGTGACGCGGTTCCCGCCAAGTCCAACGGTGCCGACACCACCTGTGTCCACGGCAACCGCTCTCGTGTGGCTAAGGCCAACTGGGTTGCGTGGTTCTGCCCGCAGCCCCAGGGCGCGGCTGACCAGTGCAAGGCCTCTTTCGAGAAGAGGAACTAGTGTACGAGATGAACGAGGCGTTTGCTAAGAACGTGGTCGCCCATCATCTGGCCGCTGAGGGCATTCGAGTTGCGCTGGAGCAGAACGCGATCGGTTGGGGGGAGTTCCTGGAGATAGGGGAGTACGACTGGAAGCAGATCGTGGCTGACACCATTCTGATCTCTGTGAGCCTCCGGCCGCACAAGCAGGACGTCGAGGAGTCTCTCCTCTACCTCGCCCAGAGGGCGGATAAGGAGCTGTAAGTGCTGTCGCTTGCCAAGACGTTACGCCAGGAAGGAAACCGTGGTGAGGCCCTTCCTGAGGTGTTCACCAGCTTCACAGCGGGTGGCATCAAGTTCCGTCGTGGCAGTCTGTGCATGATCGCGGGCGTGCCTGGGTCCTACAAGACCCAGCTCGCCCTCGCTCTGGCGGATAGCTGGAAGGTTCCCACACTGTACATCTCCAACGACAGTGATGAGACCACCGTGGCGAGCCGTTTGATCGCCCGCCGAATGCAGCTGTCCACAGAACGGATTGAAGAGCGGATGCACCTGGATTCGAAATGGGCGAGTTCTGCCCTCACGGATACAGATCACATCAAGTGGAATTTCAATCCCAATCCCACCCTACCAGAGGTTGAGGAAGAGCTCGACGCTTTCAACGAGGTCTTTGGGCTCCCTCCGGTCTTGGTGGTCGTGGACGTCCTCATGAAGATGAACTACATGGAGGACAGCGAGCACAGCACGGCCATGCGCATTGTGGACTACCTGGCCGGAATTGCCCGCGACTATTCCGCTTGTGTGATCCTGGTGCACCACGCCAGCGAGGGGGTGCCGGGAAATCCGGTGCCTCCCCGCTCGGCCATCCTTCAGAAGGTCTCACAACTGCCGTCGCTGATCCTGAATGTCGCTCCGGACCCGTGGACGAAGAACCTGTGCGTGTGTGCTGTGAAGAACCGCCACGGACGGCAGGATCCGTCCGGGCGGGAATATCTCACCCTTAAGGCTTACCCCGACCAGTGCAGGTTTGAGGACATGTGATGAAGGCTAAGGTTATTCTGTCTGACGCTACTGTGGACAAGATTCAGCTTGAGTTGACTGAAGACCAGGCGAAGGGCCTGTTCGCGCTCTACGAGCGTATTCGTACAGCTTCTTGGACGGGTGAGGACTTCTACCCGACCCCGGCTGATGTCTACCTGGCCGAAGAGCTTTACCACGTTGGCCGAAGGATTGATTTCAATTGAACACTGCGGTGAACAACAAGCGATTCGGCTTCAACGCCGAAGCGGAACTACTCCAATACTTCCGGGACCACGGTCTCATCTCTGAGCGCCTGCACCTGGCAGGTACGGAGGACGAGGGAGATCTCATAGTCCAGTTGACTTACAGCTCCCCGATCGTGGTCCAGTTGAAGACTTTCGCCGCTCGTACCACGAAGGGCGAAGACCGGCCTCTGCCGGTCTCTAAGGTCAAGGGCTGGTGGAAGGACCTGAAGGCACAGCGAGAGGCTTACAGAGCCCACAGAGGGCTCAGGGTGGCCCCTCCTGGTCTGTTGGTGGTGAAGGTCAAGGGTCAGTCTTGGGATGACGCCCTGATCATCCGACGACTAGGGGATTGGGTCGGACATGATTAGATCTATTCTATCCCACTATGGTGTATCAACTCCAGACCGGCCTGGTTGGCACCCGGTGAGGTGCCCCTTCCACGATGACGAGCACACCAGTGCGAGTGTCGGCATAAATGTCAGCCCGAGAGACGTGTTCGTGTGTCACGCCTGTGGCGTGAAGGGTGACGCCATCAAGCTTATCATGCAGCAGGAGGGAATGGAGTATCGTGCTGCTAAGCAACGAGCAGAGGAACTTGCTAGAGACTTCGGCGAGGGCGTACAATCAGACCCTGTGGAAGGCAATAGACTACCTGGACGAACGTGGAATCCCGGTGGACCTGGCCAACGAGGAAATGTTGGGCTACGTGGACGACCCACTTCCCGGTCAAGAGCAGTTTAAGGGAAGGCTGAGTATCCCGTATGTCACCAGAGCTGGTGTCGTTAATCTTAAGTTCCGCGCAATCGGAGAAACGTCAGCGCCAAAGTACCTCAATCTCTCCGGATTCGAAACGAATCTGTATCACGTTGAGTCTTTTTTCACACAAACTGAGTTTTTCTGTGTCACCGAAGGTGAGATTGATACGATCTCACTTCTCTCCGCTGGACTTCCCGCCGTTGGCATCCCTGGGGTTAAGGCTTGGAAGCCTTTTTATCGAAGGTGTTTTGACGACTTCCCCGTTGTCTACGTCTTTTGTGATGGAGACGAGCCGGGCAAGGACTTTGGTAACTTTTTGGCTAGGGAAATCAAAGCTCGGCCGATTCACATGCCGCCAGGTGAAGATGTGAATTCCATGCTCGTCAAGAACGGCCCGGAGTGGCTGAGAGAGAAGATCGGGAAATGACCCTCAAGCTTTCAAAGGTCCGTGGTCACGCGGACCAATACACATTCATCTACGACAACGGCTCAAAGGTGGTGTCCTGGCAGGTGAACGGAAACGATGTGGACACGGAAGTACTGACGGATGTGGTGGACACGGTTCACCCGGCGATTGCGCCGACTGTCCCCCAGTATCCGATTCACGGCCTGCCGATAGGCCCTGTGTTCGTCCAGCCCGCTCTGCCGGGAGCTGAGAACTACGGTGCCGAGGCAGCCGACAGGGCTGCCCGTGAGGAGGAGATGCGCCTTCGGAACGGTGGCGCTGCTCTCGCCAAGGGTATCGGCATGGCGTTCGACGACATTCCCATTGTGGACACTGATCGGAATGACCTGCCCGGCGTGAACTGGGGTGCCTGACACTTGTTGTGAAGACGAAAACATGGTATGGGATTCAGATGGTGAGATAATCTACCGGCGCAAGTGCGATTGTATTTGCCACTGTCCCGAAGGCGACGACGATTTGGAGTGGCCTAGTGAGTAAGCGCACTCGAACTGCGCTTGTCATCTCCGATATGCAGTGCGATCTACAGGACGACGATTTCCTCGGGCGAGTGCTTACGCTCGCCCGGGATCTCGATCCCGATAAGGTCGTCTGGATCGGTGATGAGAGCGACGCTACTACCATCGGTAGGTGGGTACAGGGCGGGCCAGAAGAGGCCGAGGGCAACCTACAGCAGCAGATCGACGTGACTCACGGCTGGCTCAAGCGGGTCCGTGAGGTCACCCCCAATGCC